AATCAATGGAAGTCGTATTCAGGGAAGAAACATGAAATGTTTTCTGAGAGTGGCTGTGATATTGCATGTGAAGATGATAAACAAGACGTGCGCAGATATTTTCGGTTTTTTGAAATTTTTTATTATCATGAAGGAGTTATGAAGACGGAATATTGCCAGGCGAGCGTTAGTGGAAAATATGCACTTTTGCCATTACATTGTGTAGGAGATAATATGAGTGTAAATATTTTTAGAGATTGGGAGAAATATCAGTCGAAACATTATGAATTTAATCTAGTACCGTGTAGTATAAAATTATCGTATCCGCATTTAGATATTGCAGTTATAGAACTAAATAATCTTCCAGTGGTGCCTTTTAAAAATGCTAATATGTTATTTAAGAGAGATAATGTAAAAATGTTTTCTAATGATTTATATTTTACAAATTGTTATCATAAAATTAGAAATATTTATGGAATTAATATTAAGATGGTAGAAGACTCTTTTAAGGTAGTTAATTATAGGAAAGAACTAGTATTTGGACCAGACTCAGGATTAGTATACCCGATAAGTGCATTAGGTTTGTGTGGTTCTCTTATTGTAGATAAAATGAATGGCTTTGTTGGTATGCATGTTGCAGGTAACGGAGTTGATGGATTCGCTATAGTTCCGACAAAAGAGATTAGAAGTGAAATAGCAAATGCTATGTTGTATAGTGTTGACCCAAATTTCGATCATAAGGTGAAGGATTTGGAAAATTTTTCAGGTAGTCGATTGGAGTATGAGAAAGCGCAGATAGCATACGTAATGAGTAAATCTAATTTTAGACCAACCACTATGAATGCAAAATTTAATGACATGGTTAAAGATTATTGTGAGAAATTCAATGTAACAGAAAAAGAGCCAGCTAATGTAAATAAATATGGTAGTAGTACAACGACACTGAAGAAAGTCGCAGACAAATCTTTTAGACCATTACATCCTGTACCCCAGGATGAAATAGATTTTGCTAAGGAATGTTTAAGAACATTTTTTGCGAAATTTGATGATTTAACAGATGAGGAAACGGCTTTCGGATGTGGTACTTTATTACCACCATTGAACAAAGATTCCGCGAATGGTTATGGATATGAGAAAGACAAGGAAACGTATTTTGATTTTGAAAACAAGATTATTAAGCCAGAGTTTTTGAAACGTGTGAAAGATGTGGAAGATCGTATTATGTCAGATACTGCGACGTGGGAGGATTTTGTAGCGAGAGAATCGATCAAAGATGAGATGAGACCATTAGGAAAAGACCCAAGGACATTTAGAGTTATGCCTTTACATCATATATATCTAGTCAAGAAATATTTAGGGAAAGCATTTATTCATGTACGTAAGAATATGTGGAGGAATGGAATAGCTATAGGAATGAACCCGTATAAGGATTGGTCTAAGTTGTATGATAAGTTGAGAAATTTGTCGGTGATGGCGTTGGATTTTGGAAAGTGGGATGGTAGTTGTCATGCTATGATTCAGGATTTAGTGAATGATGTGGTTATGGAGTTTTACACTGGAGAGAACCGAAAGGTACTATCAGTGTTGCTTATGTCAGTTGTAAGAGGATTTACTTTAGTTAAAGACTCATTATATATGACAACTCACTCTTTACCGAGTGGGGCATGGATCACGGCGTTTTTTAATTCTTTGATTAATAGAGCGTTGACTGCTATGTGCTTGTATAGAGAGATGAAGAAGTGTGGAAAGAGAGCTACAGTACAAGATTTTTTGCGTATTGTAGATTTCGTTCTTGGTGATGATAAGATCACGGGAGTACCTAAAGATTTAACGAGATACTTTAATGCTTTAACATTGAAGTCTTTTGCTGAAACTCTAGGTATGGATGTAACGGATTGTTCTAAGAAACCTATTGTTACTGAGTTTCAAAAGCTTGAAGATTGCACGTTTTTAAAGCGTCACTTTAGGTTTCATAAAGACTTAGGAGTAGTGGGTCCATTAGCGTTGGATACTTTATTCAACACAATCCAGTGGTTTGACTGTACGAAGAGCTACGATGAAGTGATGAACGGAAAGAGTATAGTTTTGCAGATAGAGAGTTACATACACTCAGAAGAAATGTTATATATTTTCCAGGATATGATGAAAGATGAAGTGTGGTATCGAGAGATGTCAAAAGAACAAGTGTATGCAATAGTGACGCGTGATGCAGAAGAAACATTCGGTATGGTCAAGAGATTACTAGACAAGAATTATGTCTAATACACAATCTCTGGTGTATATAGTATAGAGATAATGGGGTTATAATATTTTATTTACTTATCAGATATGTAAAATAGCCATCAGAATAAATAATGTCAGATAAAAGATGATTGTAAACAATTATGCAGTTTAATGAAAATAGTGATAATAATAAAAATGTAAATAATTTTAATGATAATAAAAGTGTAAATAATGAAGTACAAAGGATTACAGATATTAGTTTGAGAGAAACAAGTAAACTAGGACTTGATCAGGAGATGGTAGGGAAATATATTAGTAATGATTATAATATAGATTTGTCTCCGTTTGTAGGAAGATATTTTTGGGTCACCTCACAACAGTGGGCGACGTCAACGGCGAGATATACAGTGTCGTCATTAGTAGAAAATATACCTCAGGATGTGTTTGATGCAAATTTATCATTGACAAATGCTATCAAGATGGGTGCCATATACAGATCAAAATTAACTTTAGCAATTAGTTTAGGAGGTACTTTAGCACATTCGGGATGTATTTTAGTATCAGCGATACCACCACGAACAAGTGATTTATATAATTTAGGTAAGAATTTGATTAATACGGCTTTAACTTCACCGCATGCATTTTTGTATGCTAATGAAGCGACGTCTGTAGAATTATCAATTCCGTGGTATTGTAATACGGATTATGCAGCTTTGACTGTGGATGATGGAGACATGGCGCAAGCAGATTTCTCAGAGCCTAAGAACAATTATGGTACTTTGTTAATGATAGTTGTTAATCCTTTAGTAACTACGAATGGATCAAATAGTATTCAGGTTTCTGTCGAAGCTAGATTCGATGAGTTAGACGTGAAAATTCCGATGCCGAAGTTTTTAGAATGGAAGAGTGAAGGTATCATGTCAGGATTAGCGGCTGCGTCAAAAACAGGTAAGAAGGTTAGTAATGCAGTAGGTGATATATTTGATGGAGCGTCCAAGATGTTCTCAGCTTTAACGGGATTACATAATCCTAATAAACCTGTTATAAATAGTAGGCAAATAGTAACAAACAGAAATTTTACCAACCAGGTAGAAGGAGAACAGATGTTTGAAAAGTTAGATCCATATACTACAGAGAGAATTACAGATGATTATATCTTTGGTACAAAGAATGATGAAATGTTAACGTCGTATATAGTTTCTAAGGAGCAATTCTTGGGAACTTTTAGTGTGACGACAGGAGATGTTGTGGGAAAGTTGTTGTGGAGTAGACCTATAGCACCTTGGCAAGGAGCAGAAGATTATTCTTTCGCCAACAATATAAATCTGATGTATTTCTTATCTAGAGCATGGCAAGGAGATTTTGAGATAATATTGAGGAGTAGTTGTACGAATAAACAGCAGTTCAAATTGATTATATCTAGGTTGTATCACCCGCAATTAAAAGCTATGACGGGGTATCCTACTATGGGATCTATAGCTAATTCTTTATCGCAGATGGTGGAGTTTTCTGGAGGTGGGCAAGAACATATTGTTGAGATGCCTTATTTGGCTAGAACTGAAGTAACACCATGTACACAGGATTTTGGCGCAGTAGGTATGACTCATGGCATTTATTATATATATTTGTCTCAGGTTTTAACAATAGGTGACGATTCGCCTACGACGGCAGAAGTAAATGTTTTTGTAAGATCAAAGAACTTGAGTTTTTATGGATATTCCACAGAAAATCCATTAACTTTAGTGGCTAAGGCTAGTAGAGCTGGGGGTGATAGTTCACAAACTGTTACTGAGTTTGTACCGAGTTATGGAATGAATAAGATGGTTTCAGAAGGTGGTAGCGATAGTTGTGTCAGATGTAATCATGAAGTAGTTGTGAATCGTGAGGTTTGTATAAAATGTATGACAGAAGCTATTGATAAAATTCCTAAAGAAGATAAAGGAGTGGAATATAATCCGTTCAGACCTGAAGGGATTGAAGTTATGAATGAACCGCAAGTGCAAACTAACGATTTAGTAGAAGAAGTTAAACCGAAAATAGAAACTAGTAGATTACATAGGATTCATTCAGTGAGAGATATAGTCAGACGTATGTATTTAACAGGAACAAAAACTTGGAGTGTTGCAAATAAAGGCAACGAGTGTTATATACCAGTGAAAGCATTTTTAAATGGAGTGAACAAATTTAATTTTATAGAAAGTGTGTGTTATACGCCATTAGAGCAAGTTGCGTCTATGTATTACGGACGGCAGGTAGGATTTAAAGTCAGATTAGTATTCCGTCCAATAGATGGAACTGTTACAACAGATAAGATAATTGGTTCGCGTTGTTTTAGAGCTTATTATCTACCCCCTAATGTTTATGTAAATAGTAGTGGTTCAGTTAAGGGTAACTTAGTAAGTGGTCTTGAAGTTAACGAATTTCCATTGCCTCTTATAGATAGATCTAGTACGGTTATGAATATGTCAGAACCGATTTCCGTAGAATTTGTTATACCTAATGTATCATTTTATAAGTTTGTTAGTACAGTTTTGAGAGGTAGTGAACCGATAAATGATAATGAGTTATCTATTCATGATTTTGGTCATCTGATACTTAAATTTAATAGTTTAATGTCAGATCTTAAATATGATATAGATATATATGTAGGATTGACAGACGAGTCTAGATTAGGATTTCATTGCGCAGCCCCATTTGTTAGAATTGGAAACGACGATTTAGGTAGATGGACGAAATATACTAGAAGAGGTGGATCGCTTATGCAAGTTCCAAAGTGGATGTATTATACCAGAACACCATAAATATAAAGTAAGATAGAGTGATGACTATATCATTGTGCTTAGAGTATAGCACGAAGTAACCTAGGAGAGGGAGCTTTAAAAATACTCTCCTAGGGGCAAGGTAGTCCAGATAATTGATTTTATATTATTTGGGCGTAGC